GGAAACATCATTAACATACTCCATAGCAACAAATTGAAGTCCTATTAGAGTGCTTGAAGGTATAGTTCTTATTGCTATTGGCTGTCCTAAGTCAGATATTCCACTTGCATACTTTTGAAGTGCTCCTAAGTTTTGAGGCAATACACAATTAAGTTGGTCTGTAAGCGTAGAACCATCACAAGAAGTTTCTGTTCCCGGAATAGCTGAATAAACAGGTTTTATATTTGCTACCGTACCAATTGCTAATTGAAACTCAGTACTTATAGCTAATGCATATACAGATGTATAATCTCTTGTTAATAAAAAAGTAAAAGTAAACTCTACGTTTTCAGTAGTTTCAACCGGTTGTGGAGCTCCTGAAAATTGAGAATGTGATATTGTAAATTCTATAGTTATAGATGAGCCTTCTTTTAAATCTTGACCAAACAAATCAAAATATAATACTGAATTTGCTACATTTCTAAATGAATCTAAATCATAACTTCCTGAAGTGGTAAAGTCATTTAAAACTTCAACTCCGATTTCTTCTGTTATTAATGTAGTAGTATATTCAAATTTAGTTGGAAAATTATTTTTATCAATTAAATCCCAACCCTCAAGATAATTTCCATACATAAGTCTATTGCCCATAATTGTCTGAGCTTTTGCTAATAATGGTACATTATCGTATAGTCTTAATAACTCAGATTCTGAGAGAATAGTAAATATTTTACTATTTGAAAACACGTATTGATATAAATGGTTATTAGGAATTGCTAAATCTGACTTATCAAGTCTTTCAATAACTTTTACTATGTTATTGTTAGATTGCTTAAATAATATGTCAAACCCAACCACAAGAGGTCCTCCTGAGTTACATTCAACGATTGCCGAATTACAAAGATTAGTCATTCCTTCATTCAACATACTGTTTTGGCTAAACTCAAAAGAATTTGGAATAAAAGATACTTGAGACCATTGAGAGGTAGCGCTATACTCTCCATCAATATATCTGTATCTATAAGCAAACGATATAAATCTTGTCTTTAAAAAATTTTCCTGACCACCCGTAACTATAGGCGTTACTGTTGGAGATTCAGTTGGAGGTCTTTTGATTACTAACAATTGCTCCAATGATATTTGGTCTATATTTGCTATTGGATTTGCGTAATTTCTTTGTGTATTTATAAATCTTGGAGGGTTGTAATCATCTGTAAAAAACAATAAAGGTCCAAGAATATTTATCCCTGTTATAAGATACAGTTCATTAAAATTTAAGGTTGTGTTTATACCTCCGCCATCATCAACGCTAATTATATGGTACGTCAATAAGTTTGAAAATACATTATAAGATACCACTAAATCAAGTTTTCCTGTCGCTCCAACAGTAAATGCAGGGTCGTGAACAAACCAATAAAGTAAATCATTAGCATTATCCTCAATAGCTCCAATACATTTTGCAGAACTGCTTAATGGAGTGCCATCAATGTAAATCAGATTAGTTAACGGAGTATTTCCTTTTGTATTCTCTATTACTCCTACCTCTGATTTTTCTGTAGAACCCATACGAATATTCATAGCATCAACATACTCTCCATCAGGAAGGATACGTTGGTCAACCATTTTGTTCATTCTACCCGCTAAGAAATTCCTTGATAACTTTGCCATACTACTTTATTATCTTATCCATACCTCTTAAATTCATCAGCAATCTTCCCGGATGAATGTTACTTATTCTTATTTTTGCATTTGATAATAATGCTCTTCTATCTTTTCTTGCTCTTGCTATAATATACTCTTGAACTCCGAACTTTGCATTTAATATCTCATACTTAATTGCTGCATAAACATATTGTTCAAATAATTTATTTACAGTAATTAAAGAATTGTCTCCTCCTTCCATACCATCGGATATGTACTCAAGAATACACAATTCTCCTGCCATACTCGAATCAAAGTTTATAACTCCTGCTTTTTTATCAATATTGAAAGTAGGATTAAAATTTGCTGTTTCTGTATTCAAACCAAATGCATCGCCAATTCTATAATCAAAATACCACATACCATCATAATTCCAACCATATTGATTGTCAAATTGGTTTCCGCTATTGAGATATATACTTTTTTTAGTTTTTCTAATTCTGTCAAAATCAATATCAGAATACTGAGGTTGAAGAATATTTCCATTTTGGTCAAAAAGGATATTTCCTTGTTGGTCCTGTAAGTATGCATTTGAAGATAATGTTTGAATGTTCTCAGTAAGAGGTCTCAGCAATCCATCTTTGTACATTGATATTCTTACCCAATTTACATAGTCGTGAGGTAGTACAAATCTTAAAGAATCAACTACACTTAGCTCTAATACTTTTACTTCCTTAAAAGCATCGTAATTCAGCTCCTGAATAGCACGTTTGGCGTGAAATAATACTTTGTATCGTTCCTCATTATTTATCAATGAGTGATTTCCTGAATACATCAACAAAAAATTGTTAACAATGTCGGTTAGGCTTACATATTGGTATGAACCCCAATTTGCTTCTTGAGGACTTCCACCGTTATTGTCATAATATTGATATTGAGATAAATATGCCATTTGTCGTATTTTTTATTATTATTGCTGCATACTAAATGTAGGCTGTTCGTGTTGTTGTTGAGCCATACCGAATTGAGTAACTTCAGATTCTCTAATAGACATACCACAGTACTCAAGTATTTTTGTAACTAATTTATATTCATCCTCTGTAGGAAGCTCAAAGTCTTGATAATCAGTTTGTGATTGGTCAAAAGAAGGAGAACCATCTACCAATGAAATGTAAGTCCATTTAGGAACTTTAGGAAATCTAAAATAAACAGCCTGAACTTGCCCTTGAGTTGATATTGTACTTGGATATAATTCAAGTACACTTCCTTGATAAACATAAGAAGGATACTCATTAGAAGGCGCTGTAAGATTTGAACTATTTAACATAGTTATTTTTCCCATACTTACCTTATCTGCTTCAGTTAGGCTTGAGGCTTTAAATATAGCAAATCCATTATTAGTCGGTGCGCCTGTTGGAAATATATTTGATGATAATAATATTTGCGTATTACTTGTTACAGAGACAACGGTACTTGTTGCTTTTGTAGTTGTATTTACTACAATATCTCCTGATATTATTCCATAAGTTGTAAAATTACCTGTAGTGCAAACAAGGTTATTTGTAACTTCAGTTCCACTTTGTATTCCACTTGTTAGCATTATTGGATAACAAAGTAATTTTAATAGGTAGTATGATTCATCTCCTGTAGTTACAAGAGATGGAACAAAAAACTTGTTGTCAGTTGATTTTGTAAGTGAGTTTGTAACCAAAAAACTTTCTAAAGTTTCCGCAAGTGGGCTTTCAATATCAGCGTAATCAGTTCCTGAACCACGTTGATTCTCTGCATTTATAGTTTTATTATAACTGCTATAGTATTCCTCGTAGATTTCCATCTGAGCGTTTTTGGCATACAAATTGAAATCTGATGGAGAAATGTATCCATAATTGTTTTTATTTAATATGGATAAAACTGCATTTCTAACCTCGTTTATCATCTTTATTCTTTTTTACAAATATACATAAAAAAAGCACAGAAATAAATCTGTGCTAATTTTTGACCAAGGACACCTCAATCCGTTTTTATTATTGTGGAAGATTGGCTTCCAACATTTTAAGCGAATCAATACCTTCATCACTTGATAAGAAACCTGCTGCCATATCATAAGGGTCTTCCCCAAATGGCACTGATAACATTTTCTTTTTGTTAGTTGGAGTATTAAACCAAATCTCCTTATCTCCATTGCGTAATGCTAATAATTTTTCTTCAAAGAATAATCTAATCTTAGCTTGAAACTGAAGTTCAGGGTCATTCAATGTAGTCAAGAATCCTATTGGGTCATTTTTAGCAAACACTAATATGTCTCGTTTTAATTCTGCTGTCGAGATTGTTGAGGGGTCTTTACCAAACATAACTCTTGTAAGAGTTTCTATTTGCTCAAGAGAAAGTTTTCTTGCTTCAACTAAAGCATCGATTTCAATATCTAAGCTCTCAACCTCATAAGCTGCGTCTTTTTCTTCATCTACCTCAACGAATATTCTTCCGTTTAATGGATGGTAGTGTAAAAATGCTTGAAGCGCAGGATTTGTTCTTGGAACACTTAAAAATCCATCCTCAAACATAATTGGCTCAAGTATTGCGTTTCCATCTTGCTCATCCTCAAATGGAGACTTTTGATTTATTGCATATCTAAGAGCGCGGTTTTCATTCTTTTTTTCATCGTACCACATTAGTGGGAATCTTGGATGATTTCTTGCCGCTAAACTATAAGAAAGCGGATTTCCATTTACTAATTTGTAGACTTTGTCTACTGAAACTACTGTTGCCATTTTTTGTTAATTATTTAATTTAATTTAATTTAATTTTTTAAAATATAAAAAGGAGAGTGCCTTTAAAGACACTCCCCGATTTACTATATACTATCCGAAACGGAATAACACAAAGTTGTTTGCACCTAAAGTACATACACATCTTTCAGACAAGAAGTTAACCTCCATTGCGTCTAAGTCAGATGTTTGAGCACCACCGGCAGAACCTGTAATCCACGTTTTGTATCTACGGTCTTCAGCTTCTGAAGCACGGTATCTAACGTGTAAGAAAGGTCTCTTTGCGTTTTTACCCATAATTTGGTCGTACACTGATGTAGAACCGGCAGGAACCATAAGTCCTGTGATTGTACCCGTAGCAGTAGCTGCAACGTTAGACAAACCACCTCTCATAGTTGGGTCGTTTAGATATTTCCAATCAGATTTGTAGAAATCGTAACCTCTACGGAATCCTGTGAAACCTAAGTTAAGAGCCATATCAACATCATTATCGAATAAACCAAAAGATGCAGATTGAGCAACACCACCTGAAGTGTATCCATTTAATGTTGCCAACATATTGTCGATGTCAAAAGACAATCCACGATTAACAAAAACAACGTTTTCTTCGATAGCACCTTGCTTGTCTAAACGAGAAACAATAGAATCCCACTCATTCAAAGAAGTTGGAGAACCACCTCCCCAAACGTTACCTCTATTGTTTACAACATAGAAGATACCTTCAGACCCCATCATACCTGCTGTTTTAGCACCCGAACCGGTTGCGGCAGGAACTGCTTCAATCATAGAAGTTTCGATGTAATCTTCAAAACGCAAACGAGTTTCGTGCTCTGATTTTAAATACCACAAGTAACCTGTAGCACCGTTCTCAGTAGTAACTTCAACCCATCCGATTTGAGCCATATCAGAACCATTAACCGCATATTTATCTTTCAAGATAATTGGGTTATTGCTGTAGATGTCATCTTCAGCTTCCAAAGAACCAACCATTCCGTTAGTTCCTTTTTTAAACTCAGAGCCGTAAATAAATACAGTGCATTGAGTAGATACAGCAAATGCTTGTCCTGTTGCTTCGTAGTAAGCTACTGTGAAAGTAGTTGCTGAAGGAACTGCTGTAACAATTGCTTTGTTAAACACACCTGATGCGTTATTTTGAATCATCACAGTTTGACCTACTCTGATTGCAACGTAAGTAACGCCTGAATCAGCCACAGTGAAAGTAGCAGTATTTGCTGCTGCTGCCGCACCTGAAGTACAGTTAGTGTACTTAATGTGAAGACGACCTTGTTCTGCCCATTTGATTTGGTCAGAATTAGAAGGCATCTCTGCACCTACCATTCTCAAGAATGATGCGATGGTTCTATTACCGTAACGCTCAAATTCTTTTTCGTAAGTATCAGGAAGATACTGATTCAAAAAGTTGAAGTTGGTAATGTAGTTTGTCTGCAACGCTACTTGCTCAGCACTTGGCTGTAATGCAAAAGTAGGGTTTGATAATAATGTACCTGCCATTTTTTTTAATTTTTAAATTTATATTTTTTTCATACTACGGATTTTTAGACTTTTACCGGAATCAGGATTTACCGCTTTTACCTGCATTCCTTCCATTGATTTTGTGATTTCAGGAGCTCTATTTGCAGACATTTGAATATTTTTAATGTTCTTCATAGTACCTTCAGTCGCATCTGCTTGTCCTTGTTCGTAAAAGAACTTTGCAAATTTCTCAGGATTCATAGCTACAGCTAATGACCTATGATAACCTGCTGCATCCTTAATTAAGCCCTGCTCATCTAAAAACTTATTTATAAAGTTTGCAGGTGTAGCTTGTGCTTTTTTAAGTTCATTAGCATCTCCGGGATTGAAAGAGATTCGCTTGTCATTAACATTGAACTCAAAACCTTTGAACTCTCCGTTAAATACCTCATCAGTCTTTTGGTTAAACCAATTCCTTTTTCTTTCATTCTCTTCCTCATTAGTCTTCGCTTGCTTGGTATATTGCTTATAGCTTTCATAAATTTCTTTCTCCTCATCAGAAATCAGTGGAACACTTGACTCAAGTGGCACTTTGTATTGTTCTTTTTGAGCATTAAAAAATTTCTTTGCCTCAGCAACCGCCTTTTTTGTTGCAATCTTAACTCTTTTTATGTGTGATTCATCATCAATGTCTTCGTCATAACGATAATCATCCATTAAAGAGTCAATATCATCAGCATCAAGTCCTTCTTGAGTTGCTGATAAATATTGTTCAAGTAAACTTTCCGAGTCCATTGAGTCAAAATCTTTTTTAAGACTTAAAAAATCCTCAAATCCTCTTCCTGTTTCTTTTTTGTATTTCATATAAGCGGCAACATCTTCAGGTAAAGCCTCAGCTTCTTGCCTTTGAGATGTCAATTCATCTAATGAATTAATCTGCTTATTGTATCTTTTTCCAATATATGAAAGAACTTGCTCTTCATTTAATTCAACCTCTTGCTCTTGCTGTTGCTCTTGCTCTTGCTCCTGCTGTTGCTCTTGCTGTTGCTCTTGCTCTTGCTGCTGACCCGGTATATTTACATTTTGAAATTGTTGCTCGTGTTTTTCAAGTAACTCTTGTTCTACTTGAGCAGTTCCTTTCTCTTCTGTACCATCTAATAATCTTACTTTAATTTCCATTTGATTTGATTTAATTTTTTACAAAGCTATACAATTTTTTTTAATATTTTAACGAGGCTCAAATTCAGCCAAATCAAAGCCATCTAAACTATCTTCATTTGATTCAAAATTCAATGGAGGAAGATTGTTTTTACGTTGGTCTATTAATTTAGATTGCTCTGTATTTTGTTGACTAATCCGCTTAGCTTTAGCATCTTCACGAGCCTGTTCACGACCGCCTAACGTCTCCATTTCCATACCGTGAAGTTTTTGATTATACATAAACTCTTCTGCCATTAAGTGAGATTTTAGTTCAGCTTCTACTTGAATTTTTCTAATAGTTAATTCAGTTTCCATCTGCATCAACTGACTTTTAGTTTGAACTTCTGTCTGCATTTTTTGCATAGCCATTTGACCTGCCATTTCTTGAGACTTCAATTGCTGTTGAGCCTGCATAGCTTGTTGTTGCATTTTCAGTTGGTCTTCACGCTCTTGCTTCTTAATTCGTTTCATTTTCAATAATTGATTAGCAAGTTTAAGATTTTTAATCTCACGAATATCAATAGCATCTTCAAGATTAATATCTCCTTTTTGTAAAGCCATTTGAACATTAGCTTCAAGTTGTGCTCTCTGCTCTTCATCAGGCGCAACTTCAATAAATATACCAAAGTCGTAAATATAAAGGTCTGCTATATCTCCTAAAATAGACACATTGTACCTGCCAATTTGATTAATAAACTCATCTTTAAAGTCAGAGTATTCTAATATATCTCCAATTCTATAAGTTAATGCCTCTGCCATTGAGCGATATATATATAAACCTCCATCAAGTATATGTCGAGTTGCTGTATTTGAGTTTAAAGCTGCTAACTTCTGTAATCCTACTAAAGAATTAGGGTCAGGAGTAGAACCATCTCGTGCTTCGTTAAGCCCGGTTACAGTTCTAATCATATCCATATAGTGATTATAATTAGTGATAAGCATTTGAGTTTTACCTACACCTGTGTTAGAGCTTAATTGAGTAATAGGAACTTTAGCATTATTAAAATCTCCATCTTGAGTAAAACTTCTACCAATTACCGAACCTGTTTGGAAATAAAGTCTTAGAGCGTCTTCCGGGTTGTAAGCAGCGCCACTTCCTAAATCAACTTCATTAAGTCCATCAGCATCAATAAATACACCATCAGGAACAACTCGATTAATTACTTGTTGTAATTTTAAATGTGTAATTTGAATAAGGTCTGCAAACGGTATCATTCTACGAACTAAAGACTCTATAGCTCCTTTATACATTCTTGGGGCACAAGCTACATAATTTGGCAATGCGTGTTGAGAAGCAGACTTTGGCCGTACCATATTCTCAGACATTTTCCATTGTAAAAGAATATTAGTTCCCATTACCATAATACCTTCATACCATACGTCAATAGTTTTTTCTATTTTCTCAAAATTACCTTCTTCCATCATTTGTGCCGGAGGATTGAAAGTATCATCTTTAGGAATAACTCGTGAACCGCCATTCTCAAGAATTTTTTTCTTAAAAACTATTTTCTTTGTAGTTTTATAATTAAAGTACATCAATGTACAAGTATCTCTTGAAAATACACTATTTTCGTAGAATTGAGCCACATTAAAATAATCATACCAACTTTGACTATATTGAGTAATTTCCTGTAAGTCTTCTTTAGTAAGGCTTTGGTCAATTTTCATTAACTCACTAATTGGAAGAGTTTTAATTTCTCCCCAATAAAAACAATCTTTAAAGTGAGGGTCTTCAGTATAGCTATAAACAACATTTGCAGGGTCAACATAAGATATTTTAACTCCTGTTCCTTGAAGAAATTCGTGTTTAGCAATAGATATACCAAGTACTGTAGCATCGTAATCTAATCTCCAACGAATGTCGTTATAATGATTCTCATCAAATATGGTGTTAATAGCTTCTTCTTCTGCAATCTCAATTGCGGGTTTATAATTAAGTTGCATAAACAAAGAAAGTTCTTCATCTGATTCAGGAAGTTTTTCAGGGTCCATTGTAAATGCATCAAAACCTGTGCTTTCTTTTATTTGATTTAAAACAGGTTTAGCAATCATTTGCCCTTCAATCATATCCTGATACTTACTTCTTTTGGATTGAGACATAGCGTCTTGTGCGTATACCTTTACCTTAAACAATCTATCGGACATCCCATTAACAACAATATCAACAAACTTAGGAATAATAGGAACAGGTGTCCAATCCAAGTTCAAATAAGATAAATCTCCATCAATAGCTAATTCATTCTTATACTTTGAAATCGACTGCTCCCCTCTTGCATATAGCCTTAGCCTATGAAATTCTCTCCATTGACCATAATATCTACAATTATTTCCATCCTTTCTGAACCATTCATATTGAATAGCTTGACCAACTTGTAATCCAAATTGTTGGGATGCTTTTTCCTTATCAGTAGCTAACTGACTTGGAAAGGCTGACGATGTAATATCTATTGTTACGTTTTTCATTTGATTAATTGACTTGTTGAACCATCATTAGAATACCTTGCGAAGTTAATACTTATTTTTGAATCTTTTTTCTCAGGCATATATAAATGCTTTTGGTTAGCCATAATGGCTAATCCTGAGCTAATTGACGCATCAAATTTAGTTCTGTCGTTTATATCAAATTTAGCCCAATCTTCTAATGTTCGTATAAATGGCATAGTACCCATATCTCCTCCATCTCTATAATCTCCTGTAAAATCTATTCCAACATACTTTTCTATGTAAGATTCAATTGCAGACGCGTGAGATTGTTTTACATCTTCTGATGAGTTGGGTATTCCTCCAAGCTCACGTTCAGTTTTTGATAATTTATTGTATTGTTTATCAGGCCTATTTAAACAATAGTTCCTATAACCTCTATTTTTAAAATGATAAAGTAATCGAGGTTTATTGTTCTCTATCAAAATTGGCATACCATAAAACACACAGGCCATTAAAACTTCCTCAAAAAATATCTCAGCAGTCTGAGGTCTTGCTATGTATTCTAAAAAAAATTCATTTGAAGGAGCATCATCCATATTAAATTTAGTAAGTCCGTGAAGAGAACCGTTAGACCCCCTTCCCCCCACTACTGCGGATATATCGTAAGAGTCGCAACCAAAGGACCCAATGTGTTCATTTCCGGGATATTTCATCCCATTTTTTGTATGTATATTGTTTTGTAAATGTTTTGCAGGAGTCCAACTAGTTAAAAATCTACCTCTTGAGTCAGGAGTAAAAACAACCTTGGTATCTTTAATACCATCTCTCCAATGCAAAGAACCACGAGTAAGATAATGTTCCTTTATCAAACTATCATTGTAGTCAATCTGTTGGTATATTTTTGTAAGATTAAACAAAGACTGCTTACTCTCATCTCTAAATGCGTGAGATTCTGTTCTTGGAAACTGTCTGTAAAACTCATTTAATGCATCAGCGTCATTTTTAAGTGAATCAACTTCATTCTCCCAATAGTCAATAGCACCCATACTAATTATTCCTCCATCAACTCCTGTAATTGGAACTTCAGGAGTCCTAAATACAGGCATACCATATACATCTATAAAGCCTTCCATATTCCATTCCATAGGAATAAACAAGCCATACAGTCCACTTTTTGTTTGACCATTAGCGTTACGAGTTGTAACCACTGAGTCTTCAAACATATCTTTATAATTCTGACCCCCTTTTGACAATGCATTTGAGGTTGACCCCATCATACATTTGCCGATAATCTTAGAGCCTAATCTTAAACAAGTTTTAGTTACTCGCCAATTCTCTTTTATATTTTGAGGTTTAGTCCATTTAGCACTTTCATCGTGAGCTAATAACAGTAATTTTTCCCCATCATAAGAGTTGTCATCTGTGTTTTTCCAATCTATTGATGTATCTAATCCTTCTATGACTTCATTTTCGGTGTCATACATATTTTTCTTTGTAATCTTAGATGCCGGTACACGAAAAGACAATTCAGTTTTTGGCTTATCCATACCATCCATAATAGGTTTGAAGAAAAATGGAAGTCTGCTATTAATCGGAACTACTTTATCAGTAAACATTTTCTTAGCATCAGCTCCCGTTTTTGATAGGATACCGACTCTCGCATCACGCGCAAGAGTTCCTACGTTTACACATTCAGATGAAGACATAAAAGAAAATCCTGAACGTCTAATCTTTAAGTAC